CTTTGGTATAGCCATTTCTCGGTACATGATTTTCCCCACTACGGTACAAATGGTGTACCACGTTGTGTCATGTTATACCGAGAATTCTATGTTATATGCCTAAGCGTAATAGCGCTAATGGAATGTTACAGCTATGAACTGATATTATACTACATGTCAGGTTACGTTTATAGCACCGCAATTACTATATATATTGTATCATATCCGGGGATGCCGTCAATGTCGATCTGATAAAAAATTTTTTGTAAATGACGTGTTACGGGTATTGACAAAGTGCGGAAAACCGGTTATAATATGGGCGTAGCCCAGCAAAACAAACACAAATAAAACCGAAAAGGAGATTAAAACAATGGAATGGACGCATGAAAACATCAATGATTATATGAAAGCATTGGCAAAGGAAGCCAAGGCTTTAAAGTGTAAAGGATGGTCGGAGGACGCCATACACGAATTTGTGGCAAGGGCCGCACATGTTCCAATGGTCGAGTGTGACGATAGTCTGCTCGATGAAATCGCCTATGCGATGGAACGGGCGGGGCTATTTGAATTTTGATTGCCGAAACGCCCGTTTCCGGGCGTCCGCGTTGGATGGCCTCGACGCGCTGACGATGGTAGGCCGAAAAAACGATAGCGAAAATAAAGAAAAACAAAAACGAAAGGAATAAGAGAAATGAAAACCTATTTTATTGGCTATCAGGAACCCGTGAAATACGAATGGGTTGTAGAGTTTGAGACAGACAGCTTAAAAGCGGCGAAAGCGTGGGCAACACGTAACCGCTATTATATCGGACGGCTGAGAGTCCCGGATATTTACATTCGGTTACTTGACGGCCGCGTGGAGCTTGCTGCGGTCGGTGAGTATAACCGCCAGACGGGCCGGACGAAATGGACGGACGTCTATTGACGAAAAAGGAGAGAACCGAAATGCAAAAGACGACGAATAAAGCCCCGTGGGTAAAGTGCACCTACCGCGCCGAGAATGGGATCGTCAATGGGTACGGCGTTAGCGTCGACCTTGGAGACGGAAATATGCCGTGGCCGGTTGGGTGTCACAAGGTGCGCGGGAAGTGGTATTTGAATGACATGATAACTGGCTTTTGGCTATGTGGTTACAAGCGGATGCCAAATGTGGGAGAGATCATTCAGGCTATGCCTATCTTTATTAAGAACGCTGAAGCTATGTGCCACTCGGAAGAATTGGACGAAACGCGCATATTTTGTAGTCTGGAAATTACGGCATACAAAACGCTTGCGGGATTTTATCCGCGAGTAGTTGATGTGAGAGTACGCGAATTATACAGGTTACATTATTCTGAAAAAGCGTTTAAATGTATGCGCTTGCGGATGGGCTGGCATGCTAAGGAGAACTGAAAAAATGAAATTTTATCTTTATATTGAGCGGAGAATCGGTGAATTCCCGCATGAGGAAATCTTTCCGCTAAAGGCTGAAACGCCGTTTAATGCCCTGTTAGAAGCAGACAGGCATTATGACAAGGACGTGGTTTTCATTCTGAAGATATATGAACATGTTGTTTCATCTGTCGATGGGAATGTACAAACGGACTTGTACATGCCTCGTCTTGAAAAGCGTTGCGAACAGTGGTCACGTTATTCTGAAGAATACAGCAAACACAATGTCGTATGTTGCCGGAGGGCGGTTAAATGAACGTTATTTTATGGGCCGTTGTAGGCCTTGCAGGTATCGGACTGTTGACCGCGATATCTGAAGTATTCAGCAATTATGCCCCGACTTTAGGGATCATGCTGTTCTTTGACACCTTAAAGCAGGTGTTAGTGCAAATCCTGATCATTGGCTGTGCCGCGACATTTTTCGCCGCCCTGCTAATCGGTATGATGGAAAGGGGCGGCGCATAATGGCTCGTAAACCCTCGATCACGCGCACGATCACCACGGAAGACGTGACGATCAGTGCAGCAAATGAACAAAGCGGTCGGGTGCAAGCCCTGACCGTGACAATCCCGTCCGGCAGCAAAACGGACCTTGAGCGCCTGCGCGTGATTCGTCCGCAGCTACCGCCGCACATTCAACCGCTGCGCGTCGTGAAAGTTGCGTCGCCGGAGACGCATATATACCGGATGACCATCCCGGAATTTGTCGCGCACGCTGCGATTTATGATTGCCGTGATGGCATTAAAACTAAGAAGGGGGGGTGATAATGATGATACCATTTCCGAATAAAAAATATAGCGTTATATACGCGGATCCGCCGTGGCGCTATAAAAATAAGGGTTGTTCGGGTAGTGCCGAAAGTCATTATAGCACGATGAATCTTGAAGATATTTGTAATTTGCCAGTGCAGGATCTAGCTAGTGATAATTGCGTCCTTTTCCTTTGGACAACTTATCCTATGCTAAAAGAAGGGTTGAAAGTAATTGAGGCGTGGGGGTTTAAGTATAAAACTCTCGGGTTTCAATGGGTAAAACAAAATCGAAAAGGTGCGGGTTACTTTTTTGGCCTTGGTGGTTGGACTAGGGGCAACACTGAGCCGTGCTTGATCGGCGTAAAAGGTAAGCCGCACCGAGTGAATAGTGCCGTGAGTCAACTTATTTTTGCCCCGATTCGTGATCATTCACGAAAACCGGACATAGTACGCGATAAAATTTTGGAGCTTATGGGTTCGGATAACGCCTGTATCGAACTTTTTGCTAGAACGACGGTAGCAGGATGGGACGTGTGTGGGGGATGCAGTAACAGAACTTAAACAAGTTATAAACAAGTTGTAAATGGGGTCAGACCCCTTTACATAAATAACAGAGCAGCCGACTCATAAAACACCGGCAGAAAGGAAAATATTATGTCTAATCAGAGCTACACCGTAAAGATCCTCGAATCTAATGGCGAGTTTGACGCCTACGAGCGCGTCATGTGCAAGGATTTGGGGGATGCGATTCCCCTTGACGAAGCGACGCAGCAGGAGCCGATCGTGATCGAGTACGAAAAGCACTTGATCCTCGGAATCCACAACGAAAAGTCCGAGGACAAGGACTATGAAAAATGCGTTGTGATCGATCCGGAGGGCCGCAAGTTCGTTTGTGGCGGCGCGACGTTCCGCCGCGAGCTGGGGAACATCGTTGCCGAGCTGAGCGATGCCGGGATTATCAGCGGCTTCAACATCAAGGTCTACAGAAAGGCCAGTAGCAATTACAAGGGCAAGGACTTCATCACTTGCTCTCTGACCCGCGAAAAGTCCACTTTCTCGACCGCTACTGCCGATTGCGTCATGTGTGTCGACCCTGACGCGCAGTAAATCCATAAGGCCCGGTGTAACAGCCGGGCCTAATCCTAAATAAGGGGGTGATGATATGGCGACTCCGAAACCACCGAAAAATTTGGCACCATATAACAAAGAGTTGCGTCGTATTGAACGTTTTATGCGCTCCGCAGAACAGCGCGGCTTTACCTTTTTAACTGGAATTCCGGAGCAAAAGGCAAAGCCAACGAAGAGAGACGTTGAGCGCCTGAAAAAGCTGACGCCGGAAAAACTGTATAGCCGAGCATACTACACGGATGATAGCGGCAATCAAGTCCCGGCGTCTCCGCAGCGTGGCGGCAAGTGGATGCCGACAAAATCCGGGCAGATTACAGTCAGCGGTAAAAAGCAGAACTATCAAGCGGCTATGCGTGCAGCGTATAAACGCATGGCACGCGCGGAAGACCGGCGCAACGCACAAGCCGAGCGCGCAGCCGAACGTCGAGCATCCAAAGCAGCGCAGAAGGCAGTAGCGAAGCGGGAAGCGGAACAAGCACGACAGGAAGCACGCGCAGCCAGTTATCAAAATATCATCGACAATCTAAAAGACCCACTAATAGCCTTTACTCCGTCTTATCGTTGGGACGATGTCGCAAAGCAAACAGCCATTCAATACCACAATTTTTTCGAAAGAGTATTGAACGCGGCGGAATCAGAATTAGGTGCAGCGGAGTTAGCTAGAAGAATCCAAAACAATGGTGTAGAGCTGCAAGAGATCATCGACGAGATGCTCTACAAATACTATCATACGGCTGAAGAAGCCCGGTTTAATCTGAATCGTTTTGTGCGTCTCATCATGGGAAAAGACGCGAATCTTGCGGATTACTCACCGGGTAAAGCTGAAACACTTGCAGAAGAAGCCGAGTATTACACGGCTGCTGACGGATCAAGTTTTAGCAATGAATACGCCGTGCGAGGGATGTCTAGTGGATACTATGACGCGGAGCGCGGTGCACCGGTTGACACAACGCTTGAGATCACGACAGGTGCCAGCGATATGATAAGGGTGCAGGGTGGCGTCATTAGCATGGATGACTTTTTACGAGGCGGTGGTGTGATGCCGTTTGAAAAGCCGGGCTAAAACATTTTTGGTTGGTGACTTTGAAACAACCGTCTATGAGGGGCAAAAAGATACCGCCGTTTGGGCGGCTGCCATTGTCCCGTTGTTTACCGAGGATGTTGAAATCTATCACAGCATTGCGGACTGCTGGACAGGTCTGCGAAAGATAACGGGGGATATCGTTTGCTATTTCCATAACTTAAAATTTGACGGCGCATTCTGGCTGGACTTCTTATTGATTCAAGCTGGCTACAAACAAGCGGTTGATGATGTAGAAGATGTGCAGCAGGTGCGTTTTCAGAGACAAAAAGACATGGAAAACGGTACAATCAGATATAGCATTTCTGACATGGGTGCATGGTATACAATTTGTGTCAAAATCGACGGCAGATTTATAGAATTTCGGGACAGTCTAAAGCTCCTCCCATTTTCTGTCAAAGAGATCGGCAAGAGTTTCGGCACGGCCCACCAAAAATTAGACATGGAGTATGAGGGCTTCCGTTTCCCCGGTTGCGAGATAACACCGGAAGAGCGTGAATATATCGCAAATGACGTGTTAGTCGTAAAGGAAGCACTTGAAATCATGGTCGCTGATGGTCACTTGAAACTCACGATTGGAAGCTGCTGCTTGTCTGAGTATCAAAAAATAGTCGGTTATCCCTTTTATAAAAAGTGGTTCCCGGACTTGACGGCAGAGGCGCTGCCAGAAGTATACGGCGCTAAGACGATGGACGCCTATATCCGTAAAGCATACCGGGGTGGATGGTGCTACGTCGTACCGGAAAAGCGCAATATCGTGTATCATAATGGGACAACGGCAGACGTTAACTCATTGTATCCTAGTATGATGCACAGTATGTCAGGCAACAAATATCCCATCGGAATGCCAACCTTTTGGCGGGGGAATCTCATACCTCCGGAAGCACAAGCAAGCTACAGTTTCTTTTATGTTCGTATCCGTACGCGATTTCGGATAAAGCCTGATAAGCTGCCGTTTGTGCAGATTAAAGGCAATTTCTGGTATCGTGGCACAGAATCCCTAAAAACATCAGACGTGTACGACCGCAGAACAGGGGAAATGTGTGAATGGATAACAACACCCGACGGGGAACGCCGGAAAGCTATTGTAGAGTTGACGCTTACAGAGATGGATTTCCGTCTGCTGCAAGAGCATTACGAGTTAACGGATTTTGAGATTCTCGACGGCTGCTATTTTACCGCGGCAAAGGGCTTGTTTGATGATTACATCGACAAGTACGCCAAAATCAAAAAAGAATCAAAAGGCGCGAAACGTACCCTAGCTAAATTGTACCTTAATAACCTGTATGGCAAGTTAGCTGCTGGAGATGATAGTAGTTTCAAGGTCGCATACCAGAAACCGGATCGCAGTATCGGGTATACCATCGTAGAGGCCCACGACAAAAAGCCGGGGTATATTCCCGTAGGCGCAGCTATCACAAGTTATGCCCGCTGTTTCACAATTCGGGCGGCGCAGGCCAACTATTACGGACCAGACGAGCCGGGTTTTATCTATGCGGATACCGACAGTTGTCACATGGATATCCCGCGCGACGCCGTTCGCGGCATGAAAATCCACGACCGTGATTTTTGTTGCTGGAAGCTGGAAAGCGGATGGGATATGGGGCTATTTGTCCGGCAGAAAACCTACATAGAACACGTCACGTCCGAGGATGGCGAACTCATAACGGAGCCATTTTATGACGTGAAATGCGCTGGGATGCCGAAACATTGCAAAGAGCTGTTTTTGAAATCCGTTGAGGGATGGAAGCCAACGGAAGACGATCCCGAAAGTGAGTACCGGTCTGAAGAGCTTGCCTTCTTACGTGAGAAACGAAAGATCACGGATTTTAAGCTAGGCTTAACCGTCCCCGGCAAGTTGCTTCCACGAACGATCCCGGGCGGTGTGCTGTTGTGTGCGACAACATATGAAATGAGGTGATGATAATGACCGATATGGAAGCTAAGCGTCTAGCCGTTGCGATTATTCAGGTGGGCGTCCAAGACTATGTGCGCTGCAGTAAAGAGTTGAAACCTCGAAGTAAAGAGCGCGGTAACAAGTCTATGTATGCCCGTTCACATAATCGAACGGAGGTGGCGCAGTTTTTCAAGTCGGAATGGTATTACTTTTTGTGTGAAAGCTTAGGGCTTGACGATGAAACCGTTAAAAAATGCATTTTGCGGGAACAGATGGAGGTGAAGCGCCGTGCGAATGCAGTTTAAGCTAACCGTCGTATGCAAGGACGGGAGTGAAGTGGAGCATCAGTTTCCATTTTGGTATGACTTGCTGAACTACGTGACAAGTATGACCACTTTGGAAATGAAAAGCTACAAAGAAATCAGAGCCGAATATATTAAGGGGGTATAACAATGAAGGTGAAGATTGTAAAGGGCAATGGTGTGAAAACCGTGGAGGAAATCAGAGCGGAGAAAATGGAAATGCTGAAGCGCAACGTGCTTGAAAGCTGCACTAGAACGATCGCAGAAGCACAGGCAATCGCCGCTATCGTATGCTGGGATGAAAACGACGTGCTGGAACTGATTGCGCGAACTTTGTGCAACTATGCGAAAAGGAGCCGTGAAGATGAATAAAATGGAGTTACGCGAGAGACTGGACGAACTACGAAAAGCAATCAATGTAGCTAACACGATGGTATTCAATGGGGACATGTTTCAAGCCGCCTCGTGGACGACTAAGAGCCTGCAGCTCATCCGCGGAATCTTGCAGGATTTAGAAAGGGATGTATGACTATGAACAATGACGAACTCAATAGGAGACTTGAAGAAATCCGAAAATGTATCAAAGACGCATATATGTTATCATTAACATCTGGATGCACTAAGAATCTCGTGCCAATCGCGCAGATCGTGCATTGCTTTGATATGCTCGATAAAGTGATCTGCGACCTAATAACGATTCAATAAAATAAGGCTCCCACATAAGTGGGAGCCGTATCAAAATCGGAGAGTTACACAAAGGGATTCACGATATCCGTAACTGTCCAGGCGGCGTAATTTCAGCCGTGTGATCCTGGCAGAGCAGAGCGTATAGTCTCCGGTGATACCTATTTAATAAGCAAGCGCCTTGAGGACTGCTTCTTTGCAAGACAAATTTTTGAATCGGAATGCACCTAGCTCAAAGAAATATCGGAACTGGCTAAGCATTGCGTCGGAACGCCTGAGCATCACGTAATTGACTTCGTGATCCTCCGTTGTTACCGTGATGCGAACAGGGTAATAATCATCGGCTTTATCATCACAGTACATAAAGCCTAGATGCGGATACTCCCGGATCGCGTAATTCTTCCCGCAATACCGGAGCGTTGCGATATACCTGTTAACGCCCTCCGGTCTGCCGATAAATGCGACGTTGTCGTTCAGATAAACGCCCTGACCGGCATATGCAACATAATCGTTCTTTGCAAACGCCCGGTTGAATGCGCTCCCCTTTTGGGCTTCCGCAGCAGAATCCACATAACCTTGCTCCAGTACGAAACCGTCACCCTTCAGGAAACGTGTTTCCTTTCGGAGGCGTTCGGAGATGCCTAATTCAATATAATACGGATTGAGCAAGCTAACCGGGTTCCCGCACATGTAAACAGGGACATAGCGGACTTGTTCGCCTTGCCCACGTGCAACCGAAGCGTGAATGGAAATAAACTTTTTCACTTCGTTCGGAACATACGTGTTTGTTTCGCTTTGAAATTCATCCATGAACATAGAACCGGTATCAGAAAACAGGTGGGCATATTTCTTGACAGCTTCAGCCTGATTGACAGATACCGCATATCCGCATTCCACGTCATTCAAGAAAAGTTTTTTAAAAACCGCCATGGGCTTTGACGTCATGTTGTCTGTCGGGAACCAAATACCTCTGATATCTTTAAAAAATTTATCTGCGCAATCCTCCAGTTCATACTTGTACCGGTAGACAAGCATAAATTTTTCTCGCGTTTTCTTGAAGCGACGCACAAGCATGCCGGAAAAATAGCAGGTTTTACCGCCGGTTCTGTTCGTTGTGCACAGATAGATTTCAGGGCGCTTTCCATTGATATCCTGCATAGATAGCAGCTTTGTCCCATCGTAGTACATCATACAAATACACCACCTATAATTATTATACCACATTCGCGCCTTTTGTCAATTGACAAATCGCACGCGTGTGATATAATGATAGTAGGATTCCATTCAAAGGAGGTGAAAGGCTATTAACGTTCAGACCGTTCTTAACATTATCACGCAGGTCGGTTTTCCCATTTGTGTATCCCTTATGTGCTTTTGGTATATCAAGGTCATTCAGGAGAAGCACAAGGACGAGATTTCCGAACTTGCAAAAGCAATCCAGAATAACACTCTGGTGATGCAGCAGCTCGTTGATAAGCTGAACCATGTCTAAAATTTTTCTTAGTCCCTCGGATCAGTTTGAAAACACCTATGCTGGCGGCACGACGAACGAAGGTGAACAAATGGGTTTGCTTGCGGAAAAACTGGCTCCGATCCTTCGGCGATGCGGCTTTGAAGTAAAAATCGTGCACCGGAGCACTTTGGCAAACAAGTGTAATCAATCTGACGCATGGGGGGCAGACCTGCACCTGCCGTTGCACAGCAATGCTTTTAACGGCACTGTCTCCGGCACTCGGGTCATGTGCATGCGAACCGTTGAAGGTCAGCTCGGTTATGAGTATAGCCAGAAGATTTTCAATCAGCTCGACGCCGTTACTCCCGGCACTAGTTCCAACATTTCCGCGCAGCCGCAGCTCTATGAAATCCACGCGCCGCACGCGCCTACGGTTTATGTCGAGGTTGACTTCCACGACGTGCCTATGGTAGCAAATTGGATTATCAACAATCTTGACGTGATTGCGGACGCCATTGCAAGAGGCGTGTGTGACTGCTTTGGTGTGAAGTACAAAGCGGACGATACCCACGCGGGGCCTAAAATTTACCGCGTGCAGGTCGGGGCATTCAAAAATCGCGATTATGCGGAGGCTATGAAAGAAAAGCTGATCGCGGCAGGCTACCCGGCCTTTGTTGTGAAATCGAATCAGTAAAGAAAGGTGGTGAATAGACTTGGCTTGGCATGCGAAAAGCACGGGTAGCTATTCCCGCACAAGCACTGAAGGGCTAGAAAACGCTAGAGGAATAGCGGATATATTAGCGGCGGATGGTTGGGTTATCAGTGCAATCGCAGCCTTGCTAGGTAACGGAGCTGGTGAGTCGGGTTTAAATCCATGGCGTTGGGAAGGTGACAACGTCCCCACAGTAGCGCAGTTTTCTGAGTGGGCAACGTCGAATAAACACGGCTATGGTATCCCCGGCTTTACCCCGCCAAATACCTACATTAACAGTACCAACTCGACCAAATATGCAGCAGACGGGTATAAGCCTAATTTCGCAGATCGACCCGGCGCGCCGGAAGACGGTGCAGCACAGACAGCATATATGCGGGATACTGTCCCGCTAAACTGGTCCAGTGGAAACTTCGATTATTACAATGACGATTTCACCGCAATAGGCGTTGATATACGCAATTTCTATTATATCACGTTCGATCAATTCAAAGCCGGTAAAATCGCCGGGGCGGATATCCAGCTAGATTATATGACGGGGGCATTTGAACTGAAATACGAAAAACCCCGTGACGATCTGGCAGCGCAATCATATCGGATACGGTGTGATAATGCTGCATACTGGTACGAATACTTCACGGGGCATCCTCCCACGCCAACGCCGACGACCCGGAAACTGAAAATCTGGATGCCTATGAATGCATGGACGTAAAGGTGGTGACACAGTGGCAATCATAACAAAGAAGGAAGTTCTTGACGGCTTGAAGAAATTCATTCCGAATGATGATACTTCCGACGATACGCTTGCATTTCTTCAAGACGTCTCCGATACTCTTGATGCAGGCGCTGAGAATGTTGACTACAAGCAGCAGCTTGCAGACAACGATAAGAAATGGAGACAGAAATACAGAGACGCCTTTTACAATCCGCCTGATAAGCCCGACCCGGAACAGGAACCTGACTCGGAGCCGAAGCGCCGGTCGTATGCGGACTTGTTCAAGACTGAATAATTTTATGAAAGGAATGATTTAATGCCTAGAAAAATTGCAGTGTCCACCTTGAACGCTTCCACGATTGATATTCTGAATACCATCCGTGCGAATGCGTCCGCTCAGTATCAGGATCAGGTGCCTGAAGTCGCAACCAACTATGACGTCCGACAGGTTGGTGACGTCTTCTTCGGCTACCCGAATCTTGCCAACGAATTCCTGAGCGCCCTTGTCAATCAGATCGCTCTTGTCCGAATCCGATCCGCCACGTTCAACAACCCGTACCGGATGTTCAAGAAAGGTTTCCTTGAAACCGGCGAGACGGTCGAGGAAGTGTTCGTGCAGATCGCAAAAGCGCGTGACTTCTCCCCTGAGAAGGCGGCTTCCCGCGAACTCAAGCGCACGATCCCGAACGTTCGTTCCGCGTTTCATCTCATCAACTGGAAGGTGCAGTATCCCGTTACCGTCCAGCGGGAAGACCTCCGGCAGGCGTTCACCTCGATTTCCGGCGTTGAGGACCTGATTTCCAGAATCATCGACAGCGTTATCCGGGCCGCCGAATATGACGATTTCCTGCTCGTCAAGTACCTGCTCATCAAGGCAGTGTCGCACGGAAAGATGAAGCCCGTCGCGTTCGACGCGGCTGATTCTAAGAACGCAGCAACCGCATTCCGTGGCACGTCCAATATGCTGACGTTCATGAAAAACGACTACAATGCGGCGGGTGTGACGACCGTCACTCCGCGTGAAGATCAGTACATTTTCATGGACGCGCAGTATAACGCGAAGTTCGACGTCGAAGTTCTTGCGGCGGCGTTCCACATGGAAAAGGCGGATTTCCTCGGCAGGCTCGTTCTCATCGACGATTTCACCACATTCGACAACGACCGCTTCGACGAAATTCGTGCAGCTGGTAATAACATCGAGGAAGTCAGCGCGGCCGAACTCACCCTGATGGCCGACGTCAAGGCGATTCTCGTCGATCAGGAATGGTTCCAGCTTTACGACACGCTCAATGAGATGTCGGAAGCTTACGTCGGCAGCGGCCTGTACAACAACTATTTCTACAATCGATGGGAGATCGTCTCCAGCTCCCCGTTCAGCAACGCGGTTGTGTTCGTCGATGATGGCGCCAAGATTTCCGCGCCTGCGAATGTCGTTCTGACGGTTACCGGCTACTCGCAGGATAAGGCTGGTAACAAGGTGTACACGCTGACTGGCGCCGATCCGGCAAGCCTGCAGGCGTCCAACTTCCGGCTGGTGCAGACGGAGGCAATGGCTAAGGCGCTGGTTGCCGTGCATCCTTACGGCGCGATTATCTTGCCGAAGTCCGCGCAGACTGCAAGCTATAAGTATGACGTGGTCGCCACGATGGCAGGCGCAACTTACAAGCTGGTCAACGGCCTTGACAACACGGTCGTGCTCGGAAGCACGCTGACGCTCGTCAAGCAGTAAACGGAGGGGCATTGCCCCTCCAATCATTATAAAGGTGGTGATACAATGGCTGAATACGTCGTGCCGAATACCACGATTTATATCATTAAGGATTGCCCGTGCGAGCCGGACTACAAGAATACGATGTATTTCGGGAGCAAGGCGGATCAGTTCACAACGTTCAGCAAGTGGATCAAGTACACGCTACACGATTATAGTTACCAGAGATACGGCGCCGGTAGAATTCAGGTCGAGTTACCTGTAGAGAATCTATACGATTGCAATTACCTGATTTTCCAGAATACAAACTTCAAGGATTCTGCCGGGAACGTAAAGAAATTCTATGCGTTCATCACGGACGTGGAATATGTAAATAACAACACGTCCACAATTACCTATGAAATCGATGTCATTCAGACGTGGTTGGGCGATTATGAAATCCGGGATGTTTTTGTAGAACGTGAGCATCCGCTGACTGATAAAATCGGAGAGAACCTAGTTCCGGAGCCTGTTAGCTTTGATGAATACACAATCAGCTATTATGACGAAGTCAGCTACACCTTCAGCGGTGCAACAGTCCCAACAAAGTTATCTAGTTTATGGATGATGGCGTGGTGGGCTGATGGTACAAGCCCGCACGTTGTCAGTGGTCTACCGACGATGTTATGGGCCTATGCTCAGCCGTTCACAGAACAAGGCTTGAATACCTTCCGTTCGTATTTATCCGGTGCAGGTGTGGATGCCAATTCAATTGTGGCATTTGGGCTTGTGCCAGAACTATTCGCACAAATTGGAGCAGTTGTACCCGACACATTATCTACAGTTAAAAACTACCGCTTGCAATTCTTACGGCATTACAATGAAGCGTTTGAATCTGCAACGGCTGGTGTGCGGAAAAGTTACACGCCACAGTGCAAGAAGTTATACACAAACCCGTATTGGGGTTTGTGGGTGACGAACAACACCGGAAATACAAAGGTTTATCCGATGGAGCTTTTCACGCCGGGCGTTTCCTCGAATGATTTGTATTTCCAGCTGATCGGGGATTACTCGCCTAATCCTACGGTTATGCTTGTTCCAGAAAATTTCAAAACGGTACAAGGTAGAAATTTCGCGGAAAGTATGACGTTATCCGGATACCCGCAATGCGGTACGACTAGCGACACATACAAGGCATGGTTAGCTCAGCAGGGCGGCGCTAACGCTGTTCAGTTCATTGGTGGTGCACTCATGGCGTTAATGTCTGCTGTTAGTCAGAATTATGTCGGTGCAGTCGCGGGTGCAACACAGGCCGTCGGGGCTGCCGCTCGTCGATGGGATGCCTCTACAATGGCAGATTCCGGGACGCCGGGTGGAAATAACAACTTGTTAGCTGCTGCGCATTTAATGACGTTCCATTATGGAATCCGTCATTTAACGGCAGAGGCGGCAGAACGTGTTGATATGTATTTCCGCAAATATGGTTATGCCACGAACACCGTGAAAAAGCCGAATATCGGGACAAGGCCATTCTACAACTACGTTAAAACAAACGGTTGTTCTATTGATGGTTCTATCCCGGCAAGCGCAGAAAAGCGGATTTGTGAAGTGTATGACAGGGGGATTACATTCTGGAAAACTACCGATCATTTCGGAGATTATTCCGTCGACAACTCTCCCGGCGCAACGAATCCAGAGCATAATGAGGTGGTGAGTTAATGAGTGATAGCTTCAAAAAGTGGTTGGCCGCTGATGCATTTAATCAGCTGACCTACAATTTTCATTACGACCGGCTGCTAGAAATGTCGTTGGCGCGTTACGAATGGCTCGATCTCCCGGATAGCGTAGACGCTCGGTTCCTTGAGTTGACGTTATTCAAAAATGGCCGTGCGCTTTTCTTCGAAGATGATGTTCTCGGCATGCTTGCGCTCCCGGTTATCATCAACGGGCCGTTCAACGTGTACAAGATTCCGATACGGCGCAGGGCGTTTACACCCGGTGTTAGCTCCGTGAACGAAACGGATAAATCAACCGCGGCAACGTATCAGGCAGAACGAACAAATAAGGATTCCGTTATCTGCTATAATAACATGCTGCACAGTCCATCCCTTAATATGTGCAGGATGTTCGCTAGGCGGCTTGCGGATATCGACAGGACGATTGACGTTAACATTTCCGCACAGAAAACGCCGGTGCTCATCGAATCCGATTCCAATACGCTGCTTTCCCTGAAGAACGCCTATAAGCAGTATGAAGGAAACTTCCCGGTAATATTTGGCAAAAAGGGAATCGCTGATAATGTTAAAGTGCTGATGACTGGTGCGCCGCTAGTAGCACCCGCTCTGCAGCAACTGAAGCAGACTATTTGGAACGATGCCCTCGAATCGCTTGGCATTGCGAATCACGGCGCGGATAAGAAGGAACGCGTAAACACGCTGGAGATTCAGGCAAATCAGGGCGGCACGATTGCAAGCAGATACTCCGGCTTGATTGCTAGAGAGCAGGCATGCGACGCGGTTAACCGAATGTTCGGAACAAGTATTTCCGTTCGTTACCGCGAGGAAGTGACGCCGGAATCCTTTATGGATGAACCGGACGGAGGTGGTGAAGATGAGTAAATACACAACGCAGCTGCGCTATATCTGCGAGGTCGAAGCTGGCTATAAAGAATCACAGCCGTATAGCAAGGTTAACGAAATCGTTAAGGCGGCTGCACCGAAAATCTTCAACTCCGAAGACTGGCCTATCTTTGATGAGAATTACCGGCTTGCCCTTGAAATCAAGATTCTCAAAGCCTACTACACGGAAGAAATTGGACTGGAAACCGTGGGGCTTTGGAAACTCCGGCTGAATCAGAAGTTGTCGGAGATCATGCCGTACTACAATCAGATGTACAAGTCGGAGTTGTTGGAGTTTAATCCGCTATATGACGTTGATCTCACAAGAACGAAGATCGGCAAGGGAACGAAGCAGACGCAGACTGAAAGTCAGGGCGTAACGGCCTCGACGTCTGATTCCTCGACAACGTCCGAATCCTCTAACACGAACACGGAGAGCGAAGTCAACAAGTACAGCGATACCCCGCAGGGCGGTTTGACTGGCCTAGAGAATGACCGCTATCTGACGGATGCTAGAATGGTATCCAACAATGGTTCCGGAAAGGCAACCGGCAGTGGCACTAGCAAGGCAACAGGAAGCAATCAGAATGTTAACACGGCTAACGAAAACGCAGAGAGCACGGATGAATACCTCGAACATGTTTCCGGCGTGAATGGTGGCGCGTCCATTGCGGAGCGCCTGAAAGAATACCGAAGCACATTCGTCAACATTGACCTGCAGATCATCGAAGAACTCGAAGACCTGTTTATGAAAGTGTGGTGATACATTGAACAGTACGTTTAGAGTTGTGCTAGTCAAAAAAGAGCGGGTTTGAAGTCATTAGCTTTGACGATTGCATCAGCGTTACCGCGATCCCTATCGCGGCGACTGGTGGCAAGGCATGGCAAATCAAACTTGCGTCCGACACGGAGAGCACTGATATTCGCAGTTACGCAATGTCACAGTGGTGCATTGCAATTATGTAAGGAGGTATTTTATGAGCGATATTCCCAATAAGTTCAGATTCTGTTGCCTGCCGGTTCTTCCGACGATCTTCTCCGACGAGCTTAGTTACCTTGATGTACTAAGCAAGATGCGGGATTCTATCAATCAGATGATTGATGCACTCAAGCAGCAGGACGAGGACATTGCCAACATTCAGACGCAGGTCGACAAGTTCGATCCTAGCAAGTATATTCAGACAAGTGGCGGTACGCTCACGGGGCCGCTGTTCTTCCTCGATCAGAATTCCGTGGTGAAGAACGCTGACGGAACGTTTACGGTGCAGAGTAATAACCCTGTCGTGCTCAAGGCTGGACAGACGGTTGCGGTGAATGCTACGGGTGGTATTGAACTCCGCAGCGGCGGTACGGTCCTAGTCACTGGCACCGATGGCGTTAGCATTCTCGACAAAAGCTCCGCGGGCGTCGCGGTGTATGAGGGCAATACGGCAATCGCTGGCAACATTGAAATAAACGGACCTACGACGTTTGGAAACGTGGATGTCGATATGGTCAACGCAAGAACCAAAGTGATGAATCTGCACGGCGACAGGAACGTGACAATTGATACCCCGGAGAGTATCGCGATAGTAGCGGACAAACACGTTGACATCACGGGTTCGACTGGCGTAGAAATCATCGCCAGCGAAAACGGAGCTGTGAATATCGAGGGTGGCGCCGTTGCGATTACCGGAGATATCAATATACACGGCACAATGAAATTCAATCAGGGCGATACGCTGGACGCGCGGGGTGCTGGCGTTCTGGTCGACGAACCGCAGATTGACGACGCTCCGGTTAACCTGAAGTATTTCAATGAACACAAAGCATCCGGCGGTGTGACGTGCGGCTATATCACGACCACCGTGGATGATTCGAAAACTACGGTGGATGTTCGTAACGAGAACCTGATCCCAAATGGTGTACTTGGTGGATACTACGTCGACAACGCCGGTAACCTTTGGCATGCGACACAGGTCGTTGCTGGTGGGTTTACGCTGGAGAATCAGAACATTAATGTTCTTGCGAACGCGGAGTTCGTTAGAACCACCGGAAACACTAGCGTGAAAAACATCAACGTGAACGACACTGGAAGTTCGGCATATCAGGCAACTACAAACATCCTTGTGCACGGCGGGACGGACGTTGACATTACTGCGGGAACGGGAACAGTCGACCTTGAGGCACCTATCGTTGATATCCACGCGGCGCGGCATGTGAATATCGATACGGGTGACGGTGGCTCCGTTGTAATCGGCGGCGCGAAGTCTGCCGTAGATATGGGCAACGCCGTGAGCGTGTTGGTGCCAACTCCGCTAAAAGGCATTGAAGCCGCAAACAAAGCCTACGTTGATAATTTAATCGGCCCTAGAATGAAAATGTTAAAGCCCATTACTGCACAAGCCCCCTACCTCGGAATTCCGGGTGATGACTTTGCAAATTATACTGAAGCAAATATTTTCATCCAGGCAAGCCCCAATAGTACTGCAAATGAGGTTTGGATTGGAACAATCTTATTGCTGGGCGGCTCAGTTGCCGATTGTCACGTTGTATCTATTGATGCAACAACCGGCACACAGCAGCTCATACAGCCAGATAAATTCCTTATTACCAGCTCTGGAATGATCATCAATGGACTTTCTCGTGCAGAGGCTAGAGGCTGTTATTTCGTAATCCCCTCTTGACAAATAAAGTCATTCGTGTTATAATAACAATGTAATCAACCACACGTTTCCTCCTGTTCGATATAGCGGCCTGATGTTGTGGGGTGCATCAGGCCGCACCAATAAACTTAACGTTACTAGTGCGCTTTAATTGACTAGTGCGTTTTAAGGCATCACTTTCCGGTACAGCATTTGTATAGCGCAGTGCAAATGATGTACGGAAAATCCCCTATACCAAAGG